ATAAGATTCGTTGTTGGTGTTAACAAACGCTAACGCCCCACGACAAGTAATTTGCTTTGCTATTTTGTTAACACCAACAACGAATCTTATGTCCTTCATAGCGGACGTGAGTGAAGCTGTTGGAAATCGATTTCGCTCAATAATAGTACCTATCTTCGAACAACACAATCTCCAGGCTAAGGGAAGGGGTGTTCGGAATGCCATGCTGGTGAGTGAAAAGATGAAAATACCCCATGGTCCGGAGTCGATCATTGCCTCCATGTTAAGTGGAGTCGAAGGCAAGAATGCCGCTCAACAGGGAGATATACTAAAAGCAAATGCCGGGATACAAGGACCTGCCCCCAATCGCAAGGGGTTCTCGGGTGGGCGTCGTACTCGACGCCGCACAAGTAAAATGAAATATACCTAGCGAAGAAGGAATCAGACAATACTATGGACTACTTTCCCTACAATGCAAGGAACCAGCCGTTTACCGAACGGGACATCCACCGAATCCTCCACCGCCACGGTCTACCGCACTACCGAGTTGTCAACCCACGGGTCTTCCAAACCGCGATGGTGCACACAACGTATGTTAAACGATCTGATTACACTACCCCCGATGGACGACCGGCGTCTCTTGCTCCGTGTCCATCTGGTGTGATGCCTCTCCAGGATGAAAGTTATGAATGTCTAGAGTTTGAGGGAGACTCGGTGTTAGGTGTTTGTGTGGCCACCTATCTGCGCCGCAAGTATCCAGACAAGAAGCAGGGGTTCTTGACCGATGCTCGGAAAGAGCTGGTCAACAACGAGTGTATTGGTGTTCTTTGCCAAAAGGTAGGGTTGGACGCCTTCTACGTTATTTCGCGTCACAATGAAGAGTCTGTTGCCATCAATGGTCGTCGTAATATCCAGAAACTAGGCGATATCTTTGAAGCCTTTATCGGCGCATTGTGGACAGATTGTGGTAACCGATTCAACATTGTCTATGCATTTGTCACGACGGTTATGGAAGCGTACATTGACGTTCAAGATGCCGTGACCACGATCACAAACTACAAGGATATCTTTCAAAAGTATTGTCAGCGCACGTTTGGGAATACTCCGACCTATACAATGCTGAGCCCTGGACCCGATCCAAAGGAGATCAGGGTCACTGTGATGGTGGGTCAATCAATCCACGGACGCGGAGTGGGTACGACTCGCAAGAAGGCTGAGCAAATGGCGGCCAAGGAGGCACTGGAGAAACTCAACGTCCCCCTAGGGGTCGCAGTGCCTTCTGCGTAATGACCCTGCCGTTCTTTCCACACGTAAACTTCTTTAGCGTCCGCCCCTTCTTCTGCAAAACAGACTTGACACAAATCGCAATCGGTCCTTTTTCATTCTTGACCGTCTTGCGGACCTTCTTGATACAGCTACAGAACCGCCCCGTCAGATTCTTCATTGTGTCAAAGACAGAAGAATATATCCTCGCAAAGAATAAACTAAATGGGCGGTGGTCTTCTTCAGCTCGTTGCATATGGTGCTCAGGATGCCTACATCACTGGAAATCCCCACATCACCTTCTGGAAGGTGCTCTACAAGCGTCATACGAACTTCGCCATGGAGGCGTTTCGCGTGAACTTCACTGGCTCGCCCCAGTATGGACAGCGCGTTGTTGCCGTCATCAACCGCAACGCTGACCTGATGTACAAGACCTACCTGGAGGTGACGCTTCCGGACACAACTGCGGCCACGGGTGGACTCACCACTGACGTTCTCTGGACTGGCGATGCTCAGCGGCGCCTGGGGTATGCGCTTCTCAAGAAGCTCGAGGTGGAGATCGGTGGACAGATCATCGACACCCACTATGGAGAGTGGCTGTACCTGTGGGAGAATCTGACCTCGTCGTATGACAACTCGTGCAAGCTCGATGCGATGGTGGGAGGCACGCTTGGAGGTGCATCGACTACGCTGACCTCGTGCGGAGGTCGTCCGGGCGTTCTGTATATCCCTCTGCAGTTCTGGTTCTGCCGGAACCCGGGTCTGGCGCTGCCCCTGATCGCCCTCCAGTACCACGAGGTGCGCCTGAACATCACGCTGGCCCCCGCGACCGACCTGGTGAGTGGCACGGCTGGTGTGTCTGGATCCGTGTCTGCAGCCGCTTCGAGACTGCCCCAGCTCAAGGACATGGCACTGTACATCGACTACATCTACCTCGATGTGGATGAGCGCCGTCGGTTTGCCCAGCAGTCCCACGAGTATCTGATTGACCAGCTCCAGTATGGTCTCCAGCAGACGCTCACGACGGCCTCTGCCCGCATTGATCTGACCCTCAACCACCCGGTGAAGGAGCTGGTGTGGGTGTTCCAGGACGCCGAGAAGACCGATTGTGGATCCGCAACAACACGCGCAATTGGATACACGCAGCCGTTCGTCTACGACGACATCGTGAATCGCTGCCGCCTGCAGATCAACGGACAGGACCGCTTCGACGAGCGCTATGGCGACTACTTCTGGAAGGTCCAACCGTACCAGCACCACTCGGGCGGTGGTTTCTGGCCGACGCGCCAGCTGGCTAGCGCCGTCTCAGTGACCGGAACCCCGACTAACCTCACGCAGACGGCTGCGCTCACGCTGACCCTCACAACCAGTGCAACACAAGCTTACACCGGTTTCACTGGAACGCTCCTCCCTGGTATGACTCTCACTCAGGGCGCGGTAACTGGAATTATTGCGTCGATTTTTCCGACGAGCACAACAGCTGGTAGCATCGTTCTGACCGCATCGTTTGCGGCTACAGCCGCGGCGGCCACCGCTGCGTTCTCTACAACGCCGGCATCGACTGTGTTTGCGTCTGATGTTGCGATCACCTCCACGGGTTCTGCTACGACGACCTACCAGGTGGCGAACCCGATCAACGTCTATTCCTTCGCGCTTCAGCCCGAGGAACACCAGCCGTCCGGAACCTGTAACTTCTCGCGCATCGACACGACCACGCTCGTGTTTGACAGCTTCAAGACAGGCACCTTCCCGACCAAGAGCCGTCCGTTCAACTTCCGTATCTATGCCGTCAACTACAACATCTTCCGCGTGATGTCTGGTATGGGTGGCCTGGCGTACAGCAACTAAAGTGAGCACACTATACAATGAACGAGCCCGGCCCACCGCCAGAGGCAGACCCGTGTGTCTTCGTTAGACGAGGGGATGAAGACAATCGGGTCTTTGCAGTCGGCGAGAGCGTCTGCGTAAAGAACTACGAAGGTGAACGAACAATGGGAAAAATAGTTGAAGACACTCCACACGATTTCGTCAAGCTGACATTGGACACTGACTTCCCGTCCCGTCTTGCAAGGGGACAGGATAGAGCCGGATTAACTCTTATGCAGCCGAAGGTTTATGTAGGTAAGATGTTGGGGGCAGAAGTTGAGAATCCAGGGGACCTCGAGGGTGGCCGGCGTCGGAAGTCTAAGCGCACCCGTCGGCGTCGTCACCGGAAGCGCAAGACAACTCGTCGTTAAGTATAATGTTGGTGATCGTTGTGGTGTTGATCGTTCTCTTTACAGTTTGGGTCTTGTCCCATCCACAAACGTACTTCAGAAAGGAGTGTCCGACTACACGTTTGTATTCGGAAGGCACCCGCGAAGTCCTAAGGTCTGCTGCAACATTATCGGCGCCGGAAGACCCTTCCCAGGGCATTTTACGTGGTCTCGACCAAGGATATGTCCCATTTCGTGTGAGATGACATACTGACGGTAGCCGTCTAGATCCTGTCCACTCTTTGCAGTTCCATGTCTCCAGCGTTGTTCGTTGATCCGCATCTCTTTGCCACCAAGTTCGGCACAGGACAGCGTAGGATCACATCCTGCCGACTTCAGTCCCTTGAGAGACGATAAGTGGATCACAACTTGAGGGTTAGACTTCACGGCTACAAAATGATAGCCTTGGGATTCCCATCCGTGAGGATCGGCGAGGCAGATGGCCACTTCTTGCGCAAAGTCTTTTAATGAAAAATTGACGTCGGGGTCTACGACCACCGTGTACGTGATACGCACCATTAAAAATGAACACGATTTTATTAACAACTACAAGAGTATGCCTCGTTGCCATCATTGTAGGAAGAAGACCCATCTCGAGTTCAAGTGCTCCTGCTCCACTGAAAAAGTGTTTTGTGTGAAGTGTCGTGCGAGTGAGACGCATTCCTGTGTGGTTGTGTACTCTCAAGTTGAGTTGATCAAGGTTGTCCCTATCAAGGTAGAGAAGATCTAGTCTCCTCCGGGAGGAGAGATCGGCATGAATTCCATGAGCACGTCCATGATTCGGGTCAACCTTGCCGTGGTAATGTTGAACCGCTCCATGACAGATGCGATGACACCCCCGTCTCTCTCAAGGAACTCCACTCTGATCATACTTGCTGTATCGTAGATCTTGGCATACCACGGCTCATGTTCGACATGCGTGATCTCCACCTCCAGTCCGTAGTTGAACTCCGCGTTGGTCTTGATGATTGCGTTACGAATATTGGTCTCCATGTTGGCAATGTAGTCTTCGTAGCAAAAAATCAAATCCATTTTGAATACAAATGAACGTGTTTCTCGAAGCTGTGTTGGTTGGTCTGTTTTTGCTTCCGGTCTTCTGGGTCAGTGAAAAATTTGGATTTTCCAAGTGGATCACTGTTTTTGTTGCCGGTGTACTGTTTCATCTGATCGCAGAGTTTAGCGGCATCAACAAGGCTTATGTCTTGACCAAAGTTTGAGTAAGGTATTCCTTCAACACATCGTAACTCGCTACGCGGACCCCCGCAAAGAATCCAACAAATCGATCAAGATACTGATCGTGTCCAATGCAATACCAGAGTATCCTGACGACCTTCTCCATCGGAATGTCGTATGGAGCCTCGGGCACCCAGCTGTGCGTCGGATACCACGAACTGAAGACTTGCCGCGACGGGCAGTCATAGGGGACGCATACGTCAAACGCCTCTCGCAATGTCTGGATACTGATCATTCGTTGGGGAAGTTGTTCAAGAGTAACGTCCATTCTACTGTCTAGTCCACTAGGACCAACCGTTTCCATTTTAGGGGTTGAGGTCTCGCATCTCTGTCTTCTTTGCCAGGATGTGCATAACGTGGTCTCGCAGTCTGTTTCCCAGTGAAGGTGGCGGTTCCTTGTACGGCGGGAGGTTGTTGTAGAAGCACCGATTCCGGAAATCGTATGCAATCATGTCTTCAAGTGTTGCCCCGTTTGGTCCGTAGCTCCAGCAGATCTTGTTCCCCTTCCGTCCAAATCCATACGGGGGTGGGCAGCTGCAGTAACATCCTCTACACTGCATACGCTCAGGGGGTCCATACTGAAGTTCACGAAGAGAAAGGAGAGTCATTTTGTCGTCCGCCCACATCCCTTCTTGTTTTGCTCAGACAAATCCGTTTTTGACGCCTGACTAAAAATGAATATAAAAATCATTAGAGTACTCATGAGTTCAATGGACATTCAAATTGGAGACTGTGTTACCCTGATGAATACGATGGACGAGAAGACAGTTGATCTGATCGTCACGTCTCCACCTTATTTCCAACAGCGCGACTACGAAGCAGAGGGACAAATCGGCCGCGAAACTACGGTTGAGGACTATGTTGCGACGATGGTTGTCTGGGCAAATGCATGCAAGCGCGTCCTTAAGGACACAGGTAGCTTGTTCTTGAACATCGGTGACAAGTATGAGAACAAGGGGCTTCTCATGATTCCAGAGCGACTGACGATTGCCATGTTGAGCAATGGGTGGGTGCTTCGCAATAAGATTGTGTGGTACAAGCCGAACCACATGCCGTCGTCTGTGAAGGATAGGTTCTGTGCAACATGGGAGCCAGTGTACTTCTTCACCAAGGATTCTGGAAAGTATTACAACTATCCGTATCATTGCAATTTGGATGTTCTTCGTGAAGCACCGACCACAGAGTCTAAGATTCCGTTTCCGCGTACTCTCAGTCTAGAGGAGTATCCAGACTGGACAGAGCGGATTACAGAGTTCAACGCCAACAAGGTCTCAAAGGGAAAGTTCAAGAACGCTGGCGTCAACAAGGGTGCAAGTCCAGGTGCCCGTCAGCAGACAGATGTTGTGTATTCCCGTATGCGAAAACACGACATGTCTGAGGAGAAGAACTTGGAGGTACATGGATATCTCAAGGAATGTGCAAAGGCGAAGAAGCAGTCTGCAAAGAAGCTGGACGAGACCTATGGCTATAAGTCAAAAGCAGGACACTGGCTTCGTCTTGATCATGGTCGTTCATTGCCTGACGTAGAGGACTATCGCAGACTCAAGGGCATTCTTGAACTGGATGACCGCTACGACGCAGAGATGTTGGAGGAGCACTATGTCTTGCAATCCGTCCAGAACAATCCCAAGGGAAAGACCCCTGAGGACTTGTGGTCGATTCCACTCACACATGAAAAAGGTATTGATCACTTTGCGATGTTCCCTCTAGAACTTCCAAAGCGAATTATTCAGGTTGCGTGTCCACCTGGCGGACTGGTGTTGGATCCTTTCGCAGGATCAGGGACTACGGGGTTGGCAGCTCAGCAACTTGGTGTTCGGTGTTGTCTGATGGAGTTGAATCCTGAATTTGTGGAGCTGATTCGGAGGCGAACCGGTGAACACTGTAAAGATCAGGGTTCGTAATCACAAATCGAAGCTCGGTGTCCTTCTGCTTTCCAGCAATTGCATAGACATGGTTCTCATGTGGGAACTCTGCGATTCCAACTGACGTTGCAAAGTACCCTTCCTCTTCACTGAAGGACCACTTGAGGAACGAGACCATGGTAAACACGGGCTTCCCATCAATCTCGCGTAGCTGCTTTCCGACGACAGGGTTTTCAAGAGGCACGAGTTCACTACGAGCCTTGTTCAGGATGTGAGTGAATGTGCGCGTGTGCTGTGCGATTCCCAGATGAATCTGAATCCCACTGAATCCTAGCTGATTTTTCTTGTTCCACTCGTAGAACTCAAAGTCACGATCATTGTCAAGACATCCCTTGGCATCAAGCTGAAGAATGAACTCATCTGTCTCGATGTGTGTGTCCGACCGATGATCCGTCACTGACACCCAGTATTCAATGTCCATCTCGCGAAGTGTTGACGTGGTCGCCTCGTGCACAAGCGACTGAAAGTTCGCATTGATGGGTTGGTCTTGCGTCCTCTCAGATCGAACATACCTACGAAACCGCTTGTTGGCGTTGGGGATCAAGTTCGACGTGACTGCATGAACAAGCTTGTTGAGAAAGACCTTGCGAAATGCCTGTATCTTATCTGTTGTTGTATTCGACATCCTGGGGCTCTTATTTCTTTGGTCTGAACGTTTCCGTTTTGGACGGACCGCAAGGTAAAGAGTTTTTGTTGTTTACGCTCGCGACACACTGTAGGTCCAGCGAAGGAACAACCTCGAAACATACCTCGCCGAAATTCGGCAAAAACGGATAAGATTTAAACATACTGAATATAGTATATACAAGATGCCTACCTATGTATGTTCCAAGTGTGCGCGCGAGTTCAAGCGAAAGAGTGGTTATGACGACCATATTGCCAAGAAGAATGACTGTTCTCAAGTGACAGCACTCAATCAGGTGATTGAGAATAAAGTTCAGGCGGCTGTTCGGGCAATGAACCCCCTCGCCGAGATTGTTCTTCCAGATGACAAGGCCCAACAGGAAGCTGTTCTACAAAAGTTCTTTGATGACCTCCATAATTTGCTCTGGAGTCGTGCCGGTCTCAGTCCTGAGAAAGCACTCGAGCACATGACATTCTTCTTCGCATATCGCCTCATTGAAACACAGGCGGATGGTCTAGATCTGCCCCAACCGTGTAGGTGGTCGTACCTTGCCATTCAGAAAGATGAGGACGCGGCATACGAGATCATGAAAGAGGGATGTCGAGGATTTCAGTTGAATATGACCACAAAACCCTTCTTCAAGAAACCAGAGATTGATAAGGTGGATGTTATCTTTGAATTGATTCGGCAAATCAATCGCATCCCGCTTAGGGCATTGTGCGATACGGATACTCTTGGTAGTATATTCGAATATATGCTTGGTCGGGGGATGAGCACAATGTCAGATGAAGGACAGTACTTCACAAATCGTATCATTTGTCGCCTTGCGTTCAAGCTCGCGTATGACATTAAGAAGACACTTCGTCGTCCAGATGGATCTCTCTGTACGTTTGCAGACTGGTTCTGCGGAACCGGTGGGTTCCCTGCAGAATATATCCGTGGTGTAAATGCACATCTGCCGGACGTAGATTGGAAGAAGGAATCCGGAGCAGTGTTCTGTCAGGACATGAATCTCAGTAGTGTTACGACTACGCTTCTGAATATGCTCATTCTGACAGGAATTCCATTTAGCGGGGACAATATTCGCGGATCTAACTCATTCTTGGCACCGATTACGCGGGGTATTAACGCTCCGTTCCCAGACCTTGCAGTTGACTATTGCTTTATGAACCCACCTTATGGTGGAGACAAGAGCAAAGGAAAGGAGTACAAGTTTGCATATGCAAAGAAGATCAAGGGCGAAGATGGGCGTATCAGTAAGAAGTATCTCGTGAATGAGGATATTCAGAGCATCGGCGTAGAAGATGACGACAAAGTATCCGCCGGCGTTCAATTGGCAATGGCAACGATGTCACCCAATGGCGGAATCTGTTGCATCGTCCTCCCCCAGGGGTTCTTCTTCGGTGTAACTAAGAAGTGCGTAGACCTGAGAAAGAAGCTCGCAACTGAGTACAAGATTCACTACGTAGTGGATATTGCATCAGGATCGTTCATCAACACCGGTACGAAGACATCCATGTTAGTATTTCAGAAGGGCGTTGGTCCGACTGAGAATGTGTCGTTCATTGGTCTCGATGAGAAACCAATCGTAGAAGCCAGTCTCGCAGATATGTCGGCAAAAAACTACACGCTCAACTACAAGCAATACCTTCCACAAGACGCAGTGGAAGTAGATGGTGTTGAAATGGTAAAGTTGGGAACAGTCGTGTCATTCAACGTAGCGCGATCTGGACGGGATAAGCCCGCATATCACTACATTGATATTGCTAGTGTTGAGCGCGGACATCTCAAGCTCGGAGATGAAATTAAGAAAGGCGACCTTCCCGGACGCGCACAGTATAGTGTAAAGGTAGGCGATATCCTTCTCGGAACAGTTCGTCCAAATCTTGAACATTACCTGTTGATGACAGATGAAAACATTCGAGATGATTTGGTCGTATCTAACGGATTCGCGGTGATGACATGTGATCAGCAGAAGGTTGTTCCTAGTTATCTATATTACATTGTGACGCTTCCTTCGACGACGGCATATCTAAGCGAGCGCGCAACCGGAACCACATATCCTGTTGTAAACGAAGTAATCATTGGGGATCTCGACATTCCCCTTCCATCGCTTCAGCGCCAGCAGGAGATCGTCCGTTCTATCGACATGTGGTCTAGGTCTGCGGCGCAAGAGGAAGTTCTAGTAAAGCAGCTGGAAGAACAGATGATGTTCGAGGTGAAAGAGACAGGTCGCGGACATGAGCGCATGAAACTTAAGGACGTATGTACGTTTCAGCGCGGAACACCCCTTGCTAAGAAGGACTTCGTTATTGGAGACATTCCGGTCATTGGTGGCGGAACCAAGCCAGTTGGATTTCATAACGTCTATAACATGGATCCTTATAGTATCCTAATCTCACAGTCTGGTACCGCTGGACACGTTTCTAGATACTCTACGCGGATCTGGGCATCAGACTGCTTCTCCTTGAACGCCAAAGAGAACGTCTTATCAGACTATCTATACTATTCTGTCTTACAGCTTCAAGAGGACATCAATTTCAGGAAGGAGGGAACCGCGCAGCCGCATGTTTACCCTAGCACGATTGATAGTCTCGAGATACATCTCCCGCCTCTTGATATCCAGCGACGCTTACAGTCTGACTTTACAGAGATTCGCCACAAACATGTAAAAATTGCAGAATATAAGGCAAAGACCCTGCAGGCAATTAAGCGGCTGATTCCAGGTGCATAGCACTACCAAACTATCTCGTCTGGTCTACCCATTTCGTCGTTCCAGTTCTTTGTGAAATTCAAGTACATATGCCTTGGATTTTTTGGCAGATCGGGTCCATCATATAACTCATATTGGTGTCGGGACACCAACCCCTTTTCTTTACATACTCGTACCCATTCCTCCTTTGTAGGAGGAAACCTGCTAGTATCCACTCCAAGAAAGTGATACCAGCCCCGCCATTCGCGACTGAAAGTATTTTTCGGATCCCTAACAGTTGTGTTCGGATGATCCATGTATTCCTCGCTCGACGTCAGACCGGCTCGCCGATTCTTCTCCCTGACAACATCAAATGTCGGAATGGGCGGAGGAATCACGCGATCCGGTCTCGGCTCCACAGATGCTGTGAAGACTCCATCAAACTCTTCCCGAATACTTTCAAACACCTCCCGAGCGATCTCCGGAGTTGTATAGAACCACTCGGTCCCGAGCTCCTTATGTCCTTGAGAACAGTGACGACCCATAGACTTTAAAATGTCATGAGCGCGATCCTCTGCAGCTCGCATGTTGTTGACGCGCATACCGAAGACAAACCTGTAAGGTTTCGGCAGGCGATACCCCGTATTATTCCCATTGTTGTATTCGTCGAGTCGGCGGGGCAAATTGTCCGTCTTCCCAACCTTGCACAGTCGGTGCGGGGTTCCAATGCCTTCGTCATTGGGAATTCCATCATCATCGAACCACCAAACTTGCATATTCTGAGAGAGATAGATGAATTGAGATTTGTCCGACATTCCGAGATACATCTCAATAGCTAGAATGGGAACGTTTCCGTTTTGGACGGACCGCGGGGATCCGAATGTAAAAAGGGTTTTTGTTTTTTGTGTGTTGTGTTGTGTGTTGTGTCTACTCCGAATCCGAGTCGTTGAGTGCC